CAATATCTGTAAAAGCAGTAATTGTATTTGCTGTGCCTGTCAATGATTCAAAGGTAGAGTCGGCAAAATTCTTCATGCCAACGCTATGAACTAAATTATTGACCGGTGATTTGATGTCTTTCCATAATTGTGGGCTCTTTATAGAATAAGAAAGATTTTGATAATAATCGTTATCGGGCAATACCTGATAATCCTCACTTAAGAATCCAATATCAGAATCCCAACCCTCGTTTCTTTTAATAGAGTATGAAGTTTCGAATTGTGCGTCATAATTCACGACACTTTCTATTGTAGCCAGAACTCCTGAATTTTTACCTCTAATTACTTCTCCTGGTATCAAGTCATATGATGCATCAATTCTAAAATCAGTATCATTGGTGTGCTGACGAACAATAATATTTCTATCAATATTATTTACAGTCAGTTGCTCTCCTACTTTAAAGAATGAAGGAATTATTGTAACATCAAATGTTGGATAATTATCTTTATGAATTGCAATTCCTGTAGAATCTTGAATAGTTTTTGCAATTCCAGTATTGGTCGTCAAACCAGCAACATTTACAGTTAATTGATCATCTGTAAGACTGGTAGAATCATAGTTTGTAATTTTAAATAATTTATATCCATAATCTGAAGAATTGAATCCTGTTCCTTCGGTTCCATATTTTTGAATTCCTTCAAGAAATACAAAATCACCAATTGCAAATGGATCAGTTGTAAAACCTAAAGGTTGTGGCGTAGTTAAAACGCATACGAATTCTGTTGGAGATATTGAATTAACACTCTTAATTGAAATTCCATTTGTGTTATTAACAGTAAACAATTCTACGGAATTATCTGTCAATCCTTTCGGAGAATCTTCTATTAATATGTTTGAAATTGTTCCGCCATTCATTGCTGGTGTTATTAATCCATTTTGAATAACATTTCTTGTTATCTTATCTACCGTAACAATATTGGGGGGGGATAAAAATCCCCTTCCTCCGCTTGTAACTGTAACTATTCCAACTTGATTGGAATTTTTTAAAGTTACTTTTGGAGAAATTGAAGCTTTTGGCAACAAAGTTTTATCTGACGAATATTCAAATCCTTCATTAATTATTCTGGTTGATTTTACAGATCCAATTGTTTTTGAATTTGCCGTGACAAAAAGACCATTTCCACTATCAGTTGTAGCTTTTGTAAATGTAGGTAATTTTCTATATCTACTTCCAAAAGACTTAATACTTACAGTGTTAACTGACCCAGTTGCAGACAGAGAAGTTGTGGTGTATTCTAAAACATCACATTCAGACTCTGTATAGTCTGTCTTTTCATCATCATCTCTCAAAGTTATCTGGAAAGTAGTTGTTCCGATACCAGAAACAGAATATGAATTATTAAATGAACTGTTTACAAATAAAATTTCATTATAATTTTTAACTTCCGTATCAGAAGTGCTGATATATCCAGATTTTTCTAAATTATAATACAATCTTTCTGGAAGATTTTCACTATAATTTATAGTAACTGATGCGTTTGTAGAAACACCAATGGTTCCAACACCAATAGCAGTAAACACTGATGTTGTTCCTGTGGAAACAAATTCATTATTAAATTCAGAATCATAATACAGTTTGAACTTATATCCGTTCAGAGAAGAATCTGAAAGATCAAATACCAGATTATTATTCCTGATAGAAGTTAATTTTGGATTTATTAAAGATAATGTATGGGAATTTCCACCAGTTCCTGCAATACTAACTATGGTAGGATCATCTTTTATCGAATTAAAATAACTGTTTGAAAGATAAATTTTATTTTGATCAACAACGGAAACAAAATAACTTCCAGTAGTCAATCCTGAAGCGACTTCAGTAGAATCATAATATACTTTGTCTCCACTATTAAACTGATGATTTTCTAAAGTAATTTCATTGGTTGCAGTATTGATTCCTAAAGATGTGAACCCTACTGGATTTATTTCAATTTTATTAGTGTTTTCATTTATAATAACTCTAACTGCCGTTGAAGTTCCAATGCCTACAGAAAGATTTGGTTTAACACTTAACTTTATTTCATCACCAAAACTTAAACCATGAGCACTAGAAATAGCAACAGTTGATTTTATAATTTTTACATCTGCTGTCTTTTGAGTTGGATTTGTTTCAAAATAATAATCATCAACATTATCGCCATTAGAACGGAAGAAAACCTCATTTCCTGTTAATGTTGTTTTAATTCCAATTGCATTTGGAGATTTATTTACAGCATATACTGATGTTGGTAAATCAAATTGTGTAGAAGTTGGTGTTGTTGAAATTGAAATCGCACCATTATTATTGACATTGAATGTAATTATTTGATTAGTTTCAAGTTGATGATTTTCTAGATATATTCTTTGCGTAAGTAAAAATCTGGAGATAGTCTCTTGTCCAAGATTAAATGATGTTGTGACACCAGTTCCTGCTGTTGTTCCTACACCAACAGACTCATTAGGGTTGAAATAAATTTTTCTCTTTAATTCTGATTCAAATTTATTTGTATTTTTTTTAATATCAAAATAATTATTATTAAAAGTTACTGCAGTGCCAACAGTATGTAATGTATTTGGAGATCCCCTCTTAATAGTTAAAATATTTTTTGTTGGATAAACATTTAAAACTTCTGCAGTTTCTGATCCTATTGTGATGCTGTTGCCTATGGAGACATTAGATGGAATATTGGATAAGTAAATTTCGGTAGATTCTGATCCAGATCCAATAATATCTGTCGTTATTCCAACACTTACATTAGAAGGAACTGAAACTTTATAAGAACCACTTAAAGATTTGATAGACGTGCTAAGACCAGAAATAATCACATAATCATTGTTATTAATTTCATTTGAAGAATTTGTATAGACTCTTATAGTATTTTCATTTTTCCAAATTAATGGGGAGTCACTATACTCCGAAATTACTGAAGTAATATTTTCAATATTTCCACCTTCAATGGAAGAGATTTCTGCCTCAATATCAGATCCTTCTGTATCAGTATTATCAAAGTTTAGTTTTTCACCTACTTTATAATCCAAACCTTTACTTAAAATGTCAATACTGTCAATAGATCCTTGTTGAATTGACTCAACAACAATTTCCTGAGTTGAAATTTCATTAGTCTCAATAATAAAATCATTACTAGAATTCAATTCGGAAATTTTATATGGGAATGTATTGCGAAGCAAAGATGACTCATTAAAATCAAAACTTTGATTTAAGGTATTATTTTCTTCTATAGTTTTTGATCTAAATGATTGTCCAATAAAATATGGAAATACTGGAATATTGGTTATTGGATCAATAGTCGCATAATATGCGTATATTCCATTTGGGAATTCATTAGTTTTTGCATATCTTCCATTATGCTCATCCAAATCTCCAGTTCCAGTATATTGATAATCTTCAATAAAAAATCCGGGATCAAAATCACTTGGTCTATCTTCAACGTTGGATACATCTAAAGTATATCCGGAGGTCATAGTTTTTATTCCAGAACTAACATTCTGAGGATCTACCGATCCATAGGATCCATAAATCGGATTACCATCATATGCCCAACCAATAATTTTTGAAGTTGTGCTCCCATCATCCTCAAAGGATGATCTCAGAGTATCAAAATATGCAGAAACAGAATACTGCAATTTATCATCGTCTCTTAAAATTTCATATTGCTTAGAATCAGTTTTATTGACATTATTTACTGTGAGTGATCTCACTTCAGTATCTACAACAACCTTCTCGACAAAGTTAATTCCCCTTGGTAATACATTGACGACAGTAGAACTGGAATATCCTATTCCAGTTCTAATTACCTTTACATCAGTAATTGATCCATTAGAAACAACAGCTCTTAACTTAGCACCAGATCCAGATCCTGTTGGGTCAAAAACTTCTAAATCTGGAGTTGAAAAATATTCTTCACCACCAAATTCAAGGTTTACTTCTCCAAGAAAACCATTTTGAATAATTGGAGATACTTGAGCATCTCTTCCAATTTTGACCGATACATCGGGATTTTTATGTAAATTTAAAACTGTTGATCCATATTTGGTTCCCTTTTCATAAAGATATAGATAATTAATTTTACCTGTTACAACGGGAGTTAGTATAATGGATCTAGATTGAGTTGTAGTTGCAATTCCTACCGTAGTATATTCTATATTTGCTGTTATATCTGGATATTTGAAAGTTTGATATCCAGTTCCTTGAGAGGAGAATACTGAAAAAACTCTAGAATTAAAATTAGTTGTATTTGTTCCACCAATACCAGCATCACATAATTTGAATGAATTATCAGTTTCCTTTACAACATAATATTGATTGGTCGTTTGAATTCCTGAAATTGGGTAATCTGAAGAATACTCAATGAGTTCGCCAGTAGAAAATCCATGATTTTCAAAATTAATTGTATTTCTTGTAGTTGATATGCCGGAAGATTTTACGATCAATTTTCTATTAGTAAATTCTCCACCATCAATAATCTGAATATCGCTTAAAATGTTATTAATTTCATTAAAAACAAACTTTTGAATTCCACCCTCTCCCCAAGTTGGTTCAAAAGTTATAAAATTATTTGAATTATAATCATCTAAATTCTCATATAATTTTACAGTTGTATTATTATCAACTCTAACATAGTATGATTTATTATCAATCAAAGAAGATGTTCCAGCACCTATTAGAATTGATGTTTGACCAGAATTTCTGTATATAATTTCTTGACCATTAACAAAATTGTGATTGGTTAAAAATGTGAGTTGTGATGTTGTTGTGCTAATTCCGCCCCCATTAGTTGTGGTTCTAGCATCAAATAATACTTCAATTCTTTTCTTAGACAATATTGGTTTAAAAATTCCACCAGTTCCATTTCCACCAGAAACATTGATTGATAAGACTTTTTCTACAATTAAATCTTTCTCATCAATTAGTATCTCCTTTACCGATCCCTTAACAACTGGTTGAACTAGAGCAGTAGTTCCTGCTCCAGAGGAAACCTCTAACTTTGGTGGGTTTATAACATCAAATTCATCGCCACCATTTAAAATCTCAACTCTAACTAAATTACCATAATAAACTATATCATTAACTTTCCAATTATCAATTTCAACTCCATTGATAAGCATACCAATGCTTCCAGGAATTGTTTTTTCTTTAGTTCCATCATTTAAATTTTGCTCTAATTTAAATTTTTTAAATTTTTTGTTTGGCAATATGGATTTTGATTTTTGTGAAGATAATGTAAAATTATGATTTCCATCTATTCCATTGGGAAAAGAAAGTCTTATAGAATTTGCATTATCACCAATAAATGATCTAGATCCATACAACTTTATCTTTCTTTTATTTGTGGATGGATCGGAAGTTTTTACAACTTCAACATAATATGTTCCTGTTGTTAATCCAGCGATAGAACTATTTTCTGGTTCATAGTAAATACTATCTCCAGTTACAAAGTTTACCTTTTGATCAAATTGTATAGAAGTATATACTTTAGTTTCTGAAGTTAGACTATATTCTTCATCAACATCAGACAATTGACCACTATTTTGATTGATAGAAGAACTATTTAAAAATGCACTTAGATTATAAGTATATGAAATATTTTCAAAATCCTTTGATGATGGTAAAGAATTGGATGCTACATATGCAAAATTATCTTCATCAAAATAAACATTTTGAATATCTGAGATAATTTTATTATTTCCATATTCGATGGAAACCGAATCACTTGATGCTTTGTTTATTTTTCTTCGAATGGAATAAACTCCTGAAGATTCTGAAATAAAATTGCTGAAATTGTTCAAAGAAAGTAATAAAGAACTTCTATCAAAGGAAGAAATATATGGAATGTCATCAGATTGAGTCGGATATTTAATTTCTCCACTATATGAATCTATAATTTCTACTTTATCACCAACTTTAAATTGAGATTTATCTACCACAGACTTTAAAATAACACCACCATTAGTAAAAGAATCTATCTCAACCGTAGATGATGTATTATAAATCCAACTATTTGCAAAAGTTTCTTTATAATTATTATTAGTTTCTCTGTTAATTACACGTTCACCAAGACTTTTTATTGATAGAATTTGCCCCTCTTCGGCAAAGATTGATTTCGATTTTGGAATAAATTTTGATAAAACGCCAGTTGTTCTAAATTCAACTTTTTTAGAGGTATCTCCATTTTCATAACCATAATAAGTTTCATTAGATCTTACATTATCTGTTGCAGAAATAGTGCTTTCAATTCCAGAACAACCCAAAAACTGATTAACACTCTTATTAGAATATGAAATAATATTATTTCCAGAGAATATAGTTCCACTCTGTGGGAATCCAATAGTAGAATCTACTGATAAAACTGTGGATCCTGCTAAAGTTTCTTCCAAGCACTTCGTACTCTGTGTAATATCAAATAATCCTTGAATATTTGATTTGTCACCGTAACCAACAAAGAGAGACAACTTATAGTATGTCTTTCCTCTTCTTGTAAAATTTTCTACGGATGAAACTGATGCCTGTGTGGTTTTATCTGTAGATTTAAATATTGATTGACCTAAAAGATTGAGTGGATTACCAGAAATTGCCTCTACAACTAAGACTTCTCGTCTCAAAAATTCTGCATCAGATGGTTTCAAAAGATATTTTTCTAAATTTATAATTTCTGGCGTTTGCCCAAATAAAGCCTTGAAAAGAATTTTAAAGGATTCATCTGTTCCCTTTGTTGAATACAGGGATTTAATCTCTTTTAAGAAGTTTCCTGCATTTACATCTTCATATATTTTTTTGTCTTCAAATCCAGAAGCAAAAGAATATTTAAATTTCTTATAGAATTCTTTTAAAAATAATGAACTTAAATTTTTGATTGAAGAATTACTGGTATGAGAAGTCGCGGATGATTTGGAAAATACTAATTCATTTTGATTGAGATCTTGATGATATGTCGTTATTCCACTAAACCCACGAATACATCCAACAAAAGAATTTGTAGTTATTCCGGTATAAGTAATAATTTCATCATCTATCTTTAATAATCCATACGACTCTGGAAATCCCTTAGTGCTTGAAGCACTAATTGTAGTATCACTTTCAGATATTGATGATTCTAATAAAGTATTGTCTACAATAACTTCTGGTTTTAAATTATCTAACTTTAAATATTGATCTAAATTCTCTGCAATGTCTATTGGGCCACCTTGATACTCTTGAGAAATATAATATTGCCTTAAAAAATCCTCTGTCTTTGGATTTTCATCCAAAATAAAACTTGGTAATTGATTTTGAACAATATCTTGAACCTTAATTCTTGATTCAAATCCAGTCTGTATCATATTACTGTCTGTTTAAACTGCCGTTTGAATAACTTGATGTATAGGAATCTCTAGAGAAAACAACTCCAGATTTTTCTTCGCCTGATGCAATTACATCTTCTAACATATTTATTTTAGTTTTTGAAATATCCAATTGCAAATAAAGGTCTTTTAGACCTACTACATCATTCGATTCTGGGAATGCTTGTATTTCAATAATGTTCCCAGACTTTTCTGTTGAGGTTATATTTATTGTTGAAAGATTTACTTCTCCCGTAACATAATCAACTGTTCCTGCGGATTTTGCAACAACACTTATTGTTCCTTCACTACCCTTTTTTACAATGCTTAGCACTCCAGATTTTAAGTCACTATTTGGAATATCCGTTATGTATACTAAAGAAGAGTTTCCTGCAACTGTAAATCCAGTTGACTTTATATTGAATCCTTCTTTGTTAACATGAAATTGATTACCAAAACATAATTCATATTGTGTGAATTGATTTGGGAGAACCTGAATGTTTCTTCTAATTTTTACCTTGGTAATATTTGAAGTGATTGCCTTATTAGTTGAATCAATTACACTAAGAACCTTACTATATCTAAATCTTCCACCAAACTTATTAAGGTCTAAGCTATTTGAATAGTGAGTTAATGCTGATGTAACTTGAGATTTTAATTCACTTGATGAAGTGACTTTGTTTGAATCAAAATAGACCGAGGTATCAAGTTCAACATAAAGAATTTTCAAATCAACTATTTTTTGGTTTATTCCTGCAATTGAATATTTTTTAATTTCTGAAAGTATTTTTGTTTTATTGAAATCGGAAATAAGATCTCCATTTTTTGGTTTGATGGAAATCTGAACTGTTCCATATTCTGGTGGATCTAATTCTTCTCCTCCAACAATAGAAACTGATTGAGTATCTGGATATATTTTTTTGATTATGGCTTCGTAATCAGATGCCGTTACCGCTCTACTTTGAGATGAATATATTTTGGGTGCATAATATTTTATGGATTCTAATGACTCAATATTAGATCCATTCCTTGAGGCATTTACTGTAGTGACGGTAAATGGATCTGGAGTCAAAGTAGAGGTCTCTTCACCATTTACGATTCTTCCTGAGAATGAAAAATTAGAAACTCCATTACCATCTATACCATCAGTTACAATGTAGTTTACAGTGATGACATCACCGTTTTCTAACTTTTTGCCAAAATATCCATCACCAAAAAGTAACTCATATTTTTCATCCTGAACTTCTTGAATTAGATATATTGGAGATAACCCATGAATATTAGTAATATCATCAACCAAATTGTATTCTGCACCAAGACCACTAACTTGATTGGCACTTCTGACGTATACTCTTATTGTAGACGTATCAATAAAAGAGTTATTCAATACAAATTTTTGATCCAGAGAACCATCAACAGTAAATTGCTTTGTCAAAAATGTTCCTTGTAATATCTCTACACTATCAAAAGTGGCCGTTCTTCTATAAACAATATTATTTCCAGCATCTACAGTATTATTTTCTGTGGTTGTGACTCTAATATCATCTGGTATTGAGAAAACATATGAAGAATCATTGGTATCCCCAACGCAAACAAGACCTCTCTTAAGAACAAACGATCCAGTATCAGTATCAGTTACATTTACAGTAAACGTCACATTCGCCTTGGATGCCCCTCTAGACCTTGGCACATACCCAATGTTCCTAGCGAGCGATACAACGTTCTCACGGAGAGTTGCAGAGTCTAAGAACGACTCATTAACAATCATATTAGAGTTAAATGCTGTAATATAAGTGTTATATGCAAGCGTATCAATTAAGACAGAAAAGTTAGAACCCTCAAAATCAAATCCCGTAAAATTGGAATTTGCTCTTAGATAATCCTTGATAGATTCTTTTATTTCGTCGAAATCTAGGTTTGTAAATTTAGTAAAAGGCATATTATCTGGTTGCCTCTAAAAGGAACGAATATTCTTGTGTCGGAAACTCTTGGCCAACAATCTCATAAATGACAGTAACCTCAAAAGCATTTCTATCTGGATATGGAATGACCTCCACCTGCAAATTATCAATTCTAGGTTCAAAATTTTGAACGGAGGTTATAATTTGATCACTTATTACTGATGCGGTTCCAAAATCCACAAATTCAAATAGACTTCCTCTTACATCAGAACCAAATAATGAGTTAAAAAACTTTTCAGTGGGTATTGTTTGAACAATATTTCGCACAGACCTACGAATCGCTGCCTCATTCTTAAGAACAGGTAAATCATTTGTAATAGGATGGGGTTCAAATGATAAACTAATATCTTTAAATGCTCTAGATACCCTCTGAATTGCCATTTTAACCAGAGTTTTCTGATTTTATTTATACCTAATTTTAAAATTATCCGTATATTGGTTCAGTTCCGTAATCCCAATCATCATAATCTTCATCATTGCGAATTTTTTCGTGCAATTCTTTTTGTTTTTTTAAATTATGACGTGGTGCAGTGTCGTGCATGACCTCTGAAAGCACTCTTTCCTCTGGATCATTCGTTGATTGTGGCATTGACCAATAATCAGTAATCAAATTTGATGTTCCCCACATCTCTCTCATGTAATTTTTATCTCTATCTACAGGTGAATTGCCCATTTTTGCTCCTGATTTATAAAAATCAGAACTTTTATAGGGGTTGCTATCCCTTACTGCTATTTATTTTACCTCTTCAACATAAAATCCTCTCCTCACATCACTCAAATGACCATCTGCTGAGTAAAAGCGGATATCTGACTCGTGGTTGGGGGAGAATTTCATGCCATTTTTCTTATTTAAATCTTTTTCATCCCATATTGGATAGACTTTTGACCCCATGGGAAGATTCCATATCTGATCATTTCCAGTTCTAAGATGAATCTCAAATGGTTTTTCATTTTTTGACTCAATATTCAAGTAATCTACATCTATTTCATGAATAAAACTGGGTAATTCGAAGTTTGGTAACTCTACTTTCTGCCAAACTTCAAATCTTGTTAGATTATTTTCAGTCTCATGATTACCGATCATCGCACTAAATGGTATCCAACTCCCATTTTCGCGTTTATAGTCAATACTAAAATGATCTCCCTCTAAGTATTCACACCAGAAATACCCAGGGGAGACATATTTGTGAAGAATCATATCTTCAGTATGTAATTCTGGATCAAGGTATTGTTTTTTAGCACCAATACCTTGTCCGAATAAGTTGTAGATGGGTCTTATAATGTAATTACCCTTTCTTTTGATTGGTACACAAGCAGGTCCACATTCATAACCAAAGCGCATTGCGACTTCAAGTTTATTGAATACCCAACGATATTGTGGGTACGCTTCCCATGCCTGTGTATCATCATCAATCATCAACCTTTGCCTTGCCCTCGATACATTTTGCGAGCCGAGTTGCGCGAGGTCGCCGCATACTTGGTATTCTTTCCGTTCCCTTGACGAGACTTTTTAGGCTTCCCAGGCATAAAATCGCTTTTGTTCAGACCCACTTTCGAACGAACTGCCATAATACTTAGTGCTCCTTTTTAAAATTCTAAAATTTTTGTTTCAAGATCTTGAGGTCTTGGAGAACCTGTCTGATAGTATTCTACCGACAGATCATCCATCATATCAAAGTATTCTTCTTCCGTCAAGTTCTTGTATAAAACATTCCCTTTATGGAGAATTGTATACTTCGTCTGCTTTTTCATCAAATCACACGAGTCTTCTCGTGACCAACTCTGATACGAGGATCACACCAAATCTCAAATCCTGATGCAATCGCATCGAGACAGAAACTTACATCCTCTCCACACATATCCTGAACCTCTCCAGATTCAAAGACTTGCATCTTTGGTGCAAACCAAGGATACTTCATGCCTTCGTTTTCGAAGACTCCTTTCTTAATCAGCAACCATCCAAATCCAACATAATCCACAGTGAACGGTTTACGACGCTTGGAGATGCTCTCAAGCGTTTCGTGATTCATTACTCCACCATTGTTACGGAAGTCATCCTCCTCCATCCAGTGCGCCACTGAGGTCGTTCTGCCGTCTTCTGTGCAATACCATCCACTTGCAATATCTTTTTCCATAAGAACTAATTGCCAGAACTTTTCAGTATTGAACACAATGTCAGAGTCAATCCAAAGTTGCCAATCATATTCCAACTTACCATCCCAGGGAAGTTGATCCGGTCCTCGCAGAACGTTTGCTCCAAGACACTTGCATCTTGCAAAGTTAACCATGGAGGAATAGTCTTGCGAAATCTGGATGCTCGCCCCTGCTTGCACTAAGTCAAAGCAAAGTTGAACAAAATTCTTTAAGTAAGTATATGAAACACCTCTACCAGGAAGACAAAATACAATTGCCTTGCCCCTTACCATTTCTTTTGCTTTCTCATAATCCCACTCTTGCGTGCTCTGAGAAGGCGTCGGTGTCTTTGCTTTAACAGTAAATCCTTTAGCCATAACTGTAAGTAACTACATCAGTATCATACAGTATTATCTATGCTCAGTCAATACTTGTGATTACAATGCAATCATTCTCAACTTCAATATTAATCTCCGTGCCTTCATACCACCCCTTCTCATCGCAAATCCACTGTGGTATCACAACATAATACTCTCCAGTCACTGGATCGACCTCTACAGTCGTAAAATTTTCTTCGGGATTTTTTTGCATATTTTTGAGTTCTGTCATTGATTTTATATATGAAAAAAATTTTTTATGAGAGAGAAATAACGAAGTCGATCTGGGTCGTTTATAGCTTACTGGGACCCATTGATTTTATATACGGGGGGGGCGCAATCGGGGGCACTGCTGATAACGAACGAATGGGGGAGTTAGTGTTAGTAACTCCCCACAATCTCAATACTGATCTAACAGAATGTGGAGATCGCGAAGTGCAGTGACTCGAATCGGATTGTCAGGTGACTGATCAGGATAGATCTCCTGATTGTTTACTACCGACTCCAACTGGTGGTAACGGTAGGAGACCGCATCTTGAAGCATGAGCAGTTGAGTGGGGGTCAGGTCGAGAGTGACTTGCATGAGGTGTCTGTGGTTGACTTCTGAATTCTACAGAAGAGGGAAGGGCACCCGTGAGTCGGGTGCCCGATCTTTACATTCAGTAACCTAACCAGACTAGGAACTCACCCGTGTCTACGGGTCCGAAGTGGGCAGTGGTTCCATAGTCTGTGCGGAAATCATCCCATAGACCGTGATCCTTTGCTGCCTGGCAAGCAGTGGACCAACGGATCGTGCCATTGGCAGGATCGGTGCAGTTCCAGAGGATCTCAGGGAAGGTGGGGAAGGTCATGGGGTGTCTGTGGTTGACTTCTGAATTCTACCATAAAAGGGGGAGGGATTAACCTCCCCCGTGGGGATCATCGGATCCGCTGTAGATCGATCAGGCACTCTGCGAAAGAGTTGCTCCCGTTAATCTGCTGCGCTGCTGCGACGGTTGCCTCTTTAAGAGTTGCTGCCTGGATTGTGATGATCTCAGACTCGATGCCATCGGTGCCGATCCAGGCAGCATCAAATCGGAAGGTCTTGGTTGCGGTTGCGGTTGCGAGCATGAGGTGTCTGTGGTTAACGACCCCCATACATTACCATAGATCTCCCCTTTGTGGGGGGATTCTGCCGTGCAATCCAACCACAGACACAAAACGACACAATCCCCCTAGAAAGGGGAGAATCGACCCTATTGGCGGGTGCGTCTCCTAAGTTACCTTTCGTGAAAATAATCAATACTCCCTAGGACGCAGACCCCATGCCGGATGATAGACGCATCCAAATGTATCACCGACGAAAGAATCAACAACAATCAAGTGCAGATCAGTGTTTAGTCTGCACTTGACTTTTGCATTATTGTTCAAAATGTATTGCCCTCCCATAGAAATTAAGACTGTGAACAATGCTCCCATGCTCATCTTTGTGATCGTGTCAAAGTGTTTCATAGTGGTAGTTTGGATTGGATTGTTTAGAAGTAAGGGGAGAATCCCCCCTGACCCTATTGGCGGGTGCGACGCCTGTAGAGTTCGGTGCCATAGGTTGCTGCCTGGTCGCTGTAGAACCCTTCCACAATGGGGTCAATGTTGCGCCACAGTGCTTCCACCTTGCGACAGTCACGGGCGGCGTAGAACAGTTCGGCGTCAGTCAACTTGGCAGCATACGCCTCCCAGTTGCAGAAGTCTTCGGCAGTGGCATGGCGGCGGATTGGGCGATAGGTCATGAGGTGTCTGTGGTTGCGACTTGATCATTCTTGCAGGCAATCCGACGCCTACCATCCGATGTGTGCAACCTCACAAACTGGCACAGTCGCACTGGCAGTCGCATGAGAATCGGTCATGCGATCCCGTAAGATTCTCATCAATTGCATTGAAACAACCTGAAACAGAAATGGCATGACTGGTTTGCTGACCTGCCGTCAGTCTGCCCGAAATTCCCGCAATGGCAACCCCTCAAATCGGAAGAAATCCTGAAACCCATCAGATCAAGTTATGTAACAACCTCTTGACAATCAGCACGCGCCATGGTATCTGCAGCGACTCATGGAATGTGACAGTTGAAAAAGTGGCACACCGAATCTGGAAATGGGAAAAAAGAGATGCTATAAAGAAAAAAAGGGATCGAAACGTCTTTCTTTTTTTTTTCTTATTTTCTTTCTTCTTTTCTT